AGGGGGTTTGCATCGTCGGTACCGATGGCATCGCCGACACCCGCGACACCAACGCCACCGAGGGCGTTTTCGCGGTTATACTTGAGGGAGTTGCCGCTGATCGCGTCGAACGGCATGACCTGATACATCTGATCGACGGTGATGATGTCTTCGATGACACCAGCGACCAGCAGATCCTGAGCGAGTTTGGCACTTTCTGCCAGAGTAACGGAAGCCATGATTGGCCCTCCTATGGGTTGAATGATCGTGTCTACGAGCTAAGTCTCTTCCCGAGACCGTTCAGCAGGTCAGCATCTCGCCTTCTTGCTGTGCCCACACCAGGATCACCCCATGGCGGGCTTTCGGTTGTAGATAACATCATACTACATGTTGGGCGATTTGTCAACTGGAAAACGGATTCTGAAAAATTTTGGGGCTAATTTTGGTCTTATGGGCCCGTTACTTTGACGCGGACCTTCGTAACTGCTTTGTTTACACCACATAGGGGTGTTTGCGACAAAGTAAGCCATTTGGGCCCCTTGCTCACTTTGACGCAGACACTCGTAACTGTTGTTATCATTGCAGTTACGGATGCGTGCATCAAAGTGGTGGGGCTGGTCCTGGGTCCTGGTATCGGCCCAAAGGGCTGAATCAGCTAAAGTGGTGGGGCGTGGCCGTAAGTGACCTATTTACAACAGTTACGGGTACGTGCATCGCGAAAGATGCGGCCACTTTTCCTGCCCCTGGGGCACTACCATATATGGGGGTGTGTCCTGGGCGGGGCCCCACCCTCCGGCAGGGCTCCCGGACCCGTTACTTTTTCGCGCGTCCTCGTAACTGCTTTGTTTACACCAGTTAAAAGTGTTTGCGACAAACTTGGCCCCCTACCACTTTGGTGAGGTCAGCTGTAACTGTTGATATGATTGCAGTTACAGGTGCGTGTGGGAAAGTGGTATCTGGGCCCCTGGGTCCTGGTAGGGGCTGAAAGGGCTGAATCGGCCAAAGTGACGACTTGTTGCTGTAAGTGGTGCCCTGGCTCACTTACAGGTACGCCTGGGGGAAAGATGCGGCCATTTCTCCTGGTGTGGGGCCCCTGCCCTGGTGGAGACCTGGGCTCTCCCCCGGAGGCAGGCACAGGTCCCGTCACTTTATTTCGCGTCCTCGTAAGTGCTTTGTTTGCTTCACTTAGGGATGTTTGCGACAAACTTGGCCGTAGGGCCGATGTGCTTACTTTGGGGGGCGCCCTCGTAAGTGCTTTGTTTGCTTCAGTTACGGGTGCGTGCATCTTTCTGGGAGGTCGAGGTCTGGATTGGTCAGGTGGCCCAAAGGGCTGATCTGGCTCAAGTGGTGGCGGACCCTCGTAAGTGGTACCCCGGCTCACTTACGTCGACGCGCGCCGCGAAAGATGCGGCCATTTCTCCCCACCAGGGGGTATATATACCTCCTGGTGTGTCCCTGGCCTGGTGAAGGTCTGCGGGGGTGTTTTGCTGCCCTGGCACCTGGTGTGGGTATATAGGGCCTGGGATACCATATATGGTATGGTGGAGGCTCGTCACTTTTTCGCGGACCTTCGTAACTTCTTTGTTTACATCACTTAGAAGTGTTTGCGACAAAGTAAGCCCCTCACCACTTTGAGGAGGTCCGCTGTAACTGTTGCTATCATTGAAGTTATGGGGCAGCTGGTGAAAGTGGTGATCGGGCCCTTCGAGGGGCTGGATCGGTCCAAAGGGCTGAATCGGCCAAAGTGGTGGCGTGCAGCTGTAAGTGGTGCCCCTGCTCACTTACGGCTGCGTGCATTTTGTTTGTCGCGGCCATTTCTCCTGGTGTGGGGCCATTCGGCCCTGTGTGGCAGTATACTGTTATCAGGTCGAGGGAACCACTCCCCCCGTCATGGGGGCCCTCGGCCGGACATGCACCCACCCAGGCTCGTTACTTTTTCGCGCGATCTCGTAACTTGTTTAATTGCACCATTTAGAAGTGTTTGCGACAAACTGAGCCGTTTGCCACTTTTGGGAGGTCAGCCGTAACTGAAGCAACTAAAGCAGTTACGAGACAGCTGGGGAAAGTGGTGAGGGGGGTTCTGAGACCCTGGATCCGCCAAAAGGGCCGATTTGGCCAAAGTGACGGCGCGCGGCCGTAACTGAGGCCCTTGCTCACTTACGAAGGTCCGCATCGCGAAAAATGCGGCCATTTCTCCGGCGATTGGTTGTTCGAGCTGGTTCCAAGCCCCAGGGGGTGTATTATAGCCTCTGGAGACTATATTCGGTGATTATAGCCTCTGGAGGCTATATTTGGGCCTCTGGGACCTCGTTACTTTTTCGCGGACCTTCGTAACTCGTTTAATTGCACCATTTAGCGGCTTTTGCGACAAAGTAAGCGATTTGGGCACTTTTGGACCTCCGCCGTAACTGAAGTAACTAAAGCACTTACGAAGCTCTCCCCAAAAGTGAGAAACCGGCCTCGCGAAGGGCCCAAACGCCAAAATGTGTCGATTTAGCGAAAGTGACGAGCAACCGCTGTAAGTGGGGCTATTTCGACACTTACGAAGGTCCGCATCGCGAAAAACTCACGCATTTCTCACGCAAAACAGGGCCCCCGTCTCCAGGGGCCCTGCTTGTCCTATCTGTTCAGTCAGTTCTACCTGTTGCGCTTCCGGGCCTCGATTCCGGCCGCGATCTTCTGCTTCGGGGTCATGTCACCCTCGGCAACCTGGCGCTGGGGCGCCCGGCGGGCACCATCGGCGGGGGTTCCGCCGCCCTGGCCCGCACCACTCTTGAAGAGGGGCCCGAACTTGTCCTGGCCCTTCATCTCGGCGACCAGTTCCTTCAGGGACATCGGGGCGCCGGTCACGCCGCTGTAGCGGGGGTCTCCGGCGGAATCCACGACCAGAACCTGGAACTTGCCGTCCTCCTCGGCCACCTTGACCTGGCGTTCCAGGAAAGGCAGCGCCAGCTCGGCGTCGATAGCACCGGCGTCAGCCAGGGCGCTCTTCGCTTCGCCAGTCACGAGGATGGAGTGCAGCTGCCCCTGCAGGGCCTCGGCGCGCTGGTTGGCGGCCTCGATCTTGCTGGCGTACTCACTCCCGAGATCTCCCTTGACCTTCTCGATCTGCCGGGCGAACTCTTCCTTGGTCTTGTTGCCCTTGGTAGCGTCGGCCAGCGTCTCGTTGAACCTTTCCAGGATCGTGTCCGGGCTATCGCCATACTCGGACAGGGGCGACAGGTCGACCTTGTTGGTCTTGAGGGTCTTCACTTCACCGCGGGCGGCCTTCAGCGACCTGTTCAGGCCGGTGATGGCACTGACGGCGGCCTTGACGGCGTCGTCATCGGTGCGCAGGACATGCTTGCCGTCCTGCTCGGCATAGAGCCCCCGGAAATCCTGGGGAACGCTCTCGATGCTCTCGACGGTCGGACTGAAATCGAATTCCATGGTCTTGTCTCCTTCTGCCCATCACGGGCATGATTGGAGCCCCCTGATCCTCACGAAGAGGGGGGCAGCTCCTCGTCTGCGACCTTTTTGGCCGCCTTCTTACGCGGACGATCGGGATTGACCGCTCGCGTATAATCGGAGGTCGTGTGGCGTTCCACGCGCTCCTCCAGTTTCTGTGCGTCAGATTTCTTCAACGATTATCTCCCAGAGTGTCTCGATGTTGCCACCGATGATTGCTTCGTGAGCGATCGGCTCCCCGATGATACGATACTCGCCCGAGGGCATCAGAATCTCGTGCTCATTCGAGTGGCCGGTCAGGGTTTGAATCAGCTTGCCCCTGCGCGAGCCCTTGATCGTCATGACGACGTTCACGCGCCGCGAGTCGAACTTCGAGGTAGCAAAGTCCTGGTAGGCGACGCCCCAGTCCCATGTGGCCGAGTGGAAGGAGTCATCGTAGACTCCGCCCAACTCCAGAAACTCTTCCCACTGCTCGCGCCTCGGCTTGAAGCCCCGGTAGACCGTCCCGCTGTTCGCCGGAGCCTCGGCGTGCAGACGTTCGAGATTCTCGATCGCACGCAGCAGCTCGGGATCGTCGGTACCATCCCGCATGGCGCGCCTGATCGCCGCATTACCGTCGGTGTCGCCCCAGTCCCACAGATCGCCGCGGTCCTGCTTGGACAGGCCGTCTACCCAGTCATTATAGGCGACCTCGTCGGTCCCATCGAAGCCAGACTGCGTCTCCTGGATCCTGGCACGCCGCTGGGCGACGCGGTGCTTGATGTCGGAGATCTGCTGGCGCCTGCGGATGTCATCCATCCAGTCGTCATGGTCCGCCAGGCGCCTCTGGATGTTCTTGACGCGATCCTCGGCGATGTAGTAGGCGTTGGTGCCCTTCTTGGCCTTGGACAGGTCGTCCTGGAAGCCCTGCAGCTCCTCCTCCAGATCCACCCGGTCCCGGACGGCCTGATCGAGATCATGATCCAGCTCGGCACGTTCGGCCCGATAGGCCTGCTCCAGCGGGCTTTCGACCACTTCCGGCGCCACGATGGCCGGGTCCGGGGTCTCCAGCTCGACATCGGCACCGAAACCCTTCTCGTTTAACTGCTTTATTGTCAAGGTGTTACCCTTGCTGTCCACAAACTGATCCATGTGGGGCTGGTCGGCCTCGTTCCACATCTCGAACTTGGTCTTGCCCAGGATCTCCCGCTGCAGCTCGGGGTCCTGGTTGCGGAACCAGGTATCATAGGTCGTGTCTGCCGGGACGGTACCAATATTATTGACGTCGGCGTTCCAATCGTCCCGCAATTCCTTGACTTTGGCGTTGCGCTCGGCTCGGGACATCTTTTTCCAGTCATCCCCGGCCTCGGCCTTGGCCTGCTTGCGGAAATCTTTTTCTCGCTGCGCTCGGGTCGCCTTCGAGGCGACATAGGGGCGCTTCAGGTCGGCCAGGGTCTCGCCGTCCAGCAGAGCGATCATCAGAGACCGGCACCGGAGGTGCGCGGGGGGCGTCTGGGGTCCGGTAGTAGAAAGGTGGGGCTCCGGGACGTTTTCGTAGTCGTCGCCGGACACGGGCCGATTTTTTCCATCGTTGGCCCGACAGATCGGCGAGGTGCGCCCGTCGAGTGTAGAAAGCCAGTGCAGCGCCTGCACAACGTCCTGGTTGTCCTCGAAGAACTGGTTGCGTGCCGTGTTGGCCGAATGGTTGACCGCGGTGCGCGTCAGGGCCTCGACGTGCTGCTTGGTGAGGTTGGTGGCGTCATGGACGCGCTTCTCGATCTGGTCGATGGTCTCACCGTTGGCCATGCCGCTGCTGACGGCCTGTGCCAGGCGCTGCGCGTCGGAGGCGTCCACGCCCTTGATCCACTGGTCCACCAGCTGCTTCGCATCGGCTGGGCCGAAGGGAGAATTGAGAACTGCCTCTTTCAGGGCAGGGAGGGACGGGGAGGCCAGCTGAACCTCAAATGGGATGGCGCTCGTGACGATGGCTTCTGATGCTGCCAACTCGATCGCCGCGACATCCTTCATGGAGGTCTTGAGCTGAGTCCCCGCCCTAAGAACTGCGTTCCTCTTCTTGTCCAGCTCTTTGAGGAAGCTCTTGAGCCGTAGCGTCGTGAAATCCGCGTTGGGCCCAAGAGCCTCCAGGCGAGCCCGAATCATGCCATTGATGGTCCGTTCCTGCTGCTCCAGCAGGTGGACCAGTTGCATGGCTTCACCTTTGCCCATGGCCTGCAGGCGAACCTGCTGCCGGACCATTGCGTCGAAGATTTTTTCGTTACTCGTCGCCATCGTCATCCTTGGGCTCATCGTCGGCGCCATCGGACGGCGGGATGAGCGGCAGCATGTCCATCAGTTCACCTTCGAGCTTGTCGGCGTCCTTTTTCTCGTCGAAATCTTCATCCAGCACACCGGCGCGCTTCAGCTCGACGATAAAGGCGGCCCGGCTGATGTCCCGGTTCTTGCGAGCTTCGGTGAGGACACGCAGGCCCTCGCCACCGACCGGAGTAGCGCTGAAGTTCGAGTAGACCGCAAGGGAGCCTCCGTTGTCGAGGCCCAGCCACTTGGCGGTCAGCATCATGACGTTTTCCAAGGCGTCCTGGAAGCGTAGCGTCACGTCCTGCAGCGCAGAGGTCGACTCGGCAGTGTCGAGCGTTCTGGCCGTCGCAGTTTCGCGATTCGGCCGCTTCTTCATCCACTCGCTGCCGTACTCGCCCATCTGGCGCGCCAGCTCGGTCAGGTCCTGATCTCCGGCCTTGATTGCGGCGCCGGTGTGCTCGACGTAGTAGAACTTGCCTTGCGGGTCCGGACAATAGAGCCACTTGTTCGGACCGACCACGAGCTTGTTCGTTTCGTCGGTACCGCCACTGCAGGCCAGGATAGGGAACCTGGCGACGGTCAGGATCGCCCTTTGGTCACTGGTGCTCTGCCAGTGCGCGATATTGAGGTCTGCGAGATCTTCGATCGGGCACTTGCCCAGCATGAAGCTCTGGCGGTCGCTGTAGAAGGTCACGATCGGAATCTGGTCGATGTCCATGATCCAAGAGTCGTAAATTCGCCAAACCTTCTTTCGGCTCTTGCCGACGGCCTCAAAACGCCAAATCTCGACGCTCACAGTGCCTTCATCGTTCAGGTAGAGTCGCTTGACCTGCTCCTCGGTCACCAGAGCGAAGCCGTCGCGCCTGGTGTGCTCTTCAAGGAAGCGCACCTCCTGCAAGACCTCTTTCCCTGCGATGATGGCAGCCTCGGCGAAAAACAGCTTCTCCGGCGAGATCTGCACCCAGTAAGGGCGCACGCCATCGAGGCGATCATCTTCGAGCGAGCGCGGCCTTCCGTCGCCTCGTTCCGAGGTGCGGGGCATGTCCACCAGCACATGGCTGTAGGACTTCGCGACGCCTTCCTTGAACCAGTTCCTTGAGAACACGTTCAGGTTCGAGCCGAGAGTGTCGATGTTCTCGGTGAGTGCCAGGATCTCCGTAGGCACATCGTCCTTGATCTCGACGGGCTCACTGAAGGGGCGCCCTACCCAGGAATCTAGCGTCAGCTTCGTCATGTTCAGCAACGTGCAGCGCTCCAGCCTTTCCCAGTAGGCGGTGTCGCTCTCCTTGTCATGCTGAGGGAGGTACTGCTGGCCAGCGTCACGCATTGCAGCGGTCCCGTCCAGGACGGTCTGGATCTTGGTCCATGCCGGAAGCATGGCGTCGTACTGATCCATAGTCGTCGCGGGGCTCTTCGGGTCCTTGCTCATTTCTTAGCCTTTCGATACGCTTTGTACTTGCAGCTGCTGCTGCAGAACTTATTC